ACCAAATAGTTCAGCCATAATTTATTTCCTCTTTAATACTAATATTATTTATACCAATATTAAGTAGTTGTATTTGTTTCAAAGTATTGATATTGAAATGTTACTTCAAATTCTTCAATCGCATTATTAGTTTCATAGTCTAATCCGATTGCACCTATACTTGAAGGATGAACAGCCCTCAATGTATAGCTTTTAATTGTTGCACCATTTCTATCAAGTTGGTCAACAAAAGCGTCTACTTGATAATCAGCAGGATTTGTTAATCCTTCATTATCAGACATATTGTTGATACCATTTTGCCATCTTTCAAATGCGTTTCTTAGTAAAAAGTCTGTATCATTAAATACAGTAATTGACCATTCAGCAATTGTCCTATCGCCAGCAATTTTTATAGTTCTACCTCTAAAAGGTACTTCTAATGTACCTATTGTCATTGCCGGTAATGAAGTTGCCTTACATAAAAACGCTAATTGTTCGATTTCACCACCTACTTGAGCGTAACCAGGAAAAGGCATTGTTACCTTAAACTGATTGGCACGAGCGCCACCGCCAGATAGTTTAGCTTTAAAATCGGTTATACTTGCCATTTTTTAAATCTCCTATTATCCAGCGACCTCTTCAAATGCTACACCTGTTCTAGTTGCAACAAATTGAAGTTTTATGAAATTGATTGAACGATTAGGTTTGACAAATATCTCTGCCACAAATTCGTTTCTATCAATAACATCGCCTGTGTTATTTGTATTATCACAAACTACTAAGAAGTCTGTAATACCCCTACGCCCTTGTACTTCTCTTAG